TTTTGAAGTAACCTTTCCAGATGGTTCTAGTTTAACCCTTAAACCTACCGCTAGTTGCTTCGGAGGTAAAGATTGGCGAGAAGCTGAACTTATGGAAGAAATCCTAAAGCACTTGGGCTATACTACAGTTGATCCCAATGATCCAATTGCTCCGAATGAATTTTACTGAGCAAACAATAGATGAAACAACTAACTCAATCTGGAATCGGTAGAACAGCTTTTCCTTGGAAAGATCCAAGTAATTTTACCTCTACTTTTGGCAGGACTCATCCTTTGCGTGATCCTAATGAAATGTGCATTTACTGCAAGAATGAAAATACAGATCGTATCTTGGATCAAGCTCTGTTGAAACCTTTCTTGGATTTCTACAAAGAAACTAAGTTCAAGGCTTTTCATTGCTCTGCTTGCGAAGCTGTATTTTCTGTTTACTACAAAGGAAACTAACATGAAACCAGATAATTTCAAACCAATGTTAGCAGTTGCTGCTGAAACCTCTCAGGTGAAATTTCCAGTAATGGCTTCAGTTAAGCTCGATGGTATCCGCGCAACAATCTTCGGTGGCAAAGCCTACAGCAGATCACTCAAGGAAATCCCTAACCTTCATATCCAGCAATGGTGCAAGCTCAACCAAGAGGCTCTAGAGGGCCTTGACGGGGAGTTTATCGTAGGTTCTGAAACAGATCCATTGGTTTTCAGTAAGACTACTTCGGTTGTCATGTCGATTGACAAGGTTCAGGATTTTACCTTCTTTGCTTTTGATGTTGTTGATGCAGATAAGACAGCTTTCCTGCGCTATCAGGATCTGTTGCAGAAGCAAATCAAAGGTGAACTACCGAAGGAAGTTTGGGTTGTAAGCCAGGTAAAAATTGAAGATGAAATTCACCTTGCTGATTTTGAGAGCCAGTCATTAGACAATGGTTTCGAAGGAACAATGCTGAAGTCCTTGGATGGTAAGTACAAGTTTGGTCGCAGTACAGTAAAGTCTCAACAGCTTCTGAAGCGCAAACTGTTCGTTGATTCTGAGTTCGAGATTGTAGGTTTTGAACCTAAGTACCACAATGCAAATGAAGCTGTCATCAATGAACTAGGCAGGACTTCTCGTAGCACTTCTAAAGAAGGTCTTGTAGCTTTGGATACATTAGGAGCATTGCTTTGCAAGACAGATTCAGGTACAATCTTTGGCGTAGGTACAGGCTTTGATGATACTACCCGAAAAAGTCTCTGGAATCAGCGAGAAAGTCTAACTGGTCAATTGGCTAAGGTGAAGTATTTCGAGGTAGGAATGCAAGATGGAGTCCCAAGGTTCCCTGTATTCATTTCTACAAGGTCCGAACTTGATATGAGTAATTAAAGGAAACTATCAGACAATAAGGATCTAGATGGCAAATTATAAATATCACAAAAGCTGTGATAATTGCGGAAGCAGTGATGGGTGCGCTGTCTATGATGACGGTTCACTGCACTGCTTCGTTTGTTCTTTTACAGTACCAAGTAAAGAGTATATTGAAGAGAACAAACCAAAGAATAATCGAACCAGACAAAAGGAAAAAGTTATGGAAAAGATTGAAAAAGCAGAGAAAACAAAACCTATTATTACTCAGGAAGAACGAGATTTAGTCAAGGAACTTTCTATTGTATCTGGTTCTGACTATCGTGGCATCAAAGATGAAACCTATAAGTATTTTGGTGTAAGGCATTTCTACGATGATGAAGATAACCTTACGGATCAATACTACCCTTGCACCCAAGAAGGTCAACTAACAGGTTACAAGATTCGTGAACTACCTAAGACGTTCCGAAGTGTAGGTCGCACAGGCTCTGATTGTGAACTATTCATGCAGTTCAAATTCAATCGAGGTGGTAAGTATCTTCTGCTGGTTGAGGGTGAAGTAGATTCCCTTAGTGCTTATCAGATGCTCAAGGAATACAACAGCAGCAAAGGTTCTGACTTTGAAACAGCAGTGGTAAGTCCAACGGTAGGTGCCAATTCAACAAAACAGATCGCAAGTCAATACAAGTTCTTTGATTCATTTGACAATATCATTCTTGCGTTCGACAACGACAAAGCAGGACAAGCAGCAGCAGAAAAGGTTCTAGGTGTCCTACCAAAGGGTAAAGTAAAGTTGATGAAGCTTCGATATAAAGACCCTAACGAATACCTTGAGAAAGGGGAACAGCGAGCTTTCATTTCTGATTTCTACAACGCTGAAACGTATGTGCCTGCTGGTGTAGTGGGTAGCTCTCAGTTGTATGAAAAGCTCTTGCAGTCCATTGGTATCGCAAAGATTCCTCTACCTCCTTTCTTGACTAAACTGGATGAAATGCTAGGTGGTGTAGAGCTAGGTTCTATTGGTGTTCTAGCAGCAGGTACAGGTGCAGCTAAGACTACTGTAATCAACGAATGCTTGTACTACTGGTTATTCAATTCACCTCACAAGATTGGTGTAGTTTCACTTGAATTAACCTGTGGTCAATATGCACAAGCAATGCTTAGTCGGCACATTCAGAATAAGATTGCTAACATCAAAAACACGGATGACAAATTGGCTTATGTTTCATCTGAAGAAGTCAAACAGAAAGCTGATGAGTTATTCAAAACAGAAGATGGTTCAGACCGTTTCATGGTCATCGACGAACGAGACGGTAGCATTGAAGTTCTGCAAGACAAGATTGAAGAAATGATTATTTCTTGCGGAGTCAAGGTGATTATCTGTGATCCTGTTAGCGATTTATTCGAAGGGTTGCCTAATGAAGAACAAGCTGCATTCATGAAATGGCTGAAATCAATGGTAAAGAATTACAATGTAACCTTTATCTTGATTGCTCACATCCGAAAGAGTAGCACTAATAAAGATTCAGCAAGCTCAGGTTCGTTTATTCCTGAAGAAGCTATCTTCGGCAGTGGTTCAATCATCAAATCAGCAAGCTGGGTTGCAATGATGCAACGAGACAAGTATGCAGAAGATGATACAATCCGAAATACAACTCATGTTGTCTTGAGCAAGAACCGAGCTACAGGTGTAACAGGTAACGCTGGTTCAATGTACTACTGCAACAAGACTCACCGATTGCATGATCTTGACGCATGGTTGAATGGTGATGTTAATTAACTTACAAGGAACTTTGAATGGAACTTGAATTAGATAAACTGTGGGTTTGGGACATTGAAACCTACCCTAATTGTTTTCTGTTTGCAATTACCCGAGCAGATGGAAAGCACGAGAAAGTCTTTGAGGTTTCATTCCAAGCCAATGAAATTAACCGGATTGAAGCTTGTATTGAATACATCAAAGAACAAGGTCATGACATGGTTGGTTTCAATTCCTTGGGGTTTGACTACCCTGTTATTCACCGACTCTTGACCGAATGCAAAGTACAAACAGGTAAAGCTATTGCTGATAAGGTTTGGAAGTACGCACAAGAACAGATTGATTCTTTCAAGGATGGTTTTGGTTCTTCTGTTAAGACCGATGACAGGTTAGTCCCTCAGATTGACTTGTACCGAATCTGGCACTTCAATAACAAAGCAAAAGCTACAAGCCTGAAAATGCTTGAGTTCAACATGCGAGAGCAGAACATTGAAGACTTACCTTACGCTGTAGGCTCTTACCTTGACTCTGAGCAGATCAAGAAGCTCAAGGAATACAACCTGCATGACATAAGGATGACTCTAGTATTCTTGAAAGCAAGCAAGTCCCAGGTTCAGTTCAGAAAGCAACTTTCAGCCAAGTACAATCGCAATTTCATGAATCATGATGACACAAAGATTGGTGCTGATTACTTCGTGATGAAACTAGAAGAAGCTGGTATTCCCTTGTATAAATACAAGAATGGTAAGAAAGCAATGAATCAAACACCTAGACCTGAAATTGATCTAAGTGAATGCTTGTTTGATTACTACGATTTTACTCGACCTGAATTCATTGCAGTCAAAGAATGGTTTGATTCTCAGATCATTACAGAAACCAAAGGTGTATTCAGTGACATTGAAGAACACAGGCTTGGTGCTGTAGCTCAGTACGCAGAAATGCAAGTCAAGAGGACTAAGTTCAAAACTAAACCTTCTGAATTAGAAATCAAGAAGTTCAAGAAGGATTATCCTTTGGGTTGGGTTGAAGAAGAAGAACTGAAAGCTACTGAGTATCTGTTTGATGAAGAAGGTAGGTATGTTACTGAAAACATAGTTGATGTTAAAGGTAAGGTGAAAGTAAAGAAAGTCCGTATACCAAAGAAATCCTATTGGGGTTGCTGGAATGAAGCTGAAACACTGAATGTAGTTGTAGAAGGTTTCAGGTATGATTTCGGTGTAGGTGGGATTCATGGTAGCTTGTTGAATAAAGTAGTAAAAGAAACGAGTAAGTATTTTATTCGTGATGCAGACGTTTGAGGAAACTTGAGGCGTCTATAAACCTCGTGAATTGCTGGAAACTCCTTAGAGCTT